TTCAAATTCTTCGTTTAAAAAATCGGTATAATCATCGCCTACCGATTGACGTATTCTTTCCTTACAAGATTTTATAGTTAGAAAAATAGACTTTAAACTGATGCCTGTTTCGTCTGCTATTTGACGCATTGGCTTTCGTTCGTCTTTGTATATCCTGAATAACTTTTGGTCGTACCAATCCCAACTACTAATCTCATTCTCTACTCTATCGTAAATGTTCTCTAATGATTCGTGTTTCAGTAGCTCTAACTCCTCCTGTGCTAAATCCCTTACTACCTCAATAGATAAGTCATTAGATGCAGTTTTGTTGGCTTTGTAGGTAGTGTTTCGAAGTAGTATCCACATCAACGCTCTATTGGGTTCTCCGTCTATTAGTATTTTTTCGTAATAATCATACTGATGTACTTTTAGGTAAACATCTTGCACGATGTCCTCTGCGAACTCGTTATCACCAAATAAACGGACTATGTTAAGCCACTCCTTGTGATGCTTTGATAAAATAGTTAGTGCGTTCATTGGTTAAATTCTAAACAAATATATGACTATATTTTAATCTAACAAGTTGCCTACAAAAAAAGCCACCTGTTACAGTGGCTCTAATCCGTTTAAATAAATCTCTCGGCTTACATACTTATCTAACTTGTGTAGTGTTGACAAGGTTACGTCTTTACCGTTGAGAAAGTTGTTTACTTGGAAGTGGTGCATCTTGTATCCTAATAACTTTATGTCCTCTACGATTTGGTTTCGTGTTCGGGTACGTAGGAGTTTGTGTATCTGCTTCCGTAGGTCTTCATCGTTTATATACATATCAGAAAGGTAGGTCATCGTCAATACTATCTCCAATTGGCGCACGTTCTGGTGCTACGTAAGGCTCGCTAAATGATGCTGAGAAGAAACTTCCGTTTTTTCCTTGCTTTACCCACAAAGCTACTTCCATTTCTTTTCCGTTTACGTTTACCTTTCCTTTGTAGTCGGGTTGTTTCTCATTCGTCTTTTTGTCGTTTTTAAAGATTGCTCCTGTGTTTGTTTTGTTTTCCATTATGTTGGGTTTATATGTTACTGATAAATGCTATAATTAATGTAATGCTGATTACGGTAATGAGTATCATTGTGCCTAATGCAGCGTAAAACTCTCGTTCTTCGTTTCGTTTTTTCATAGTATAAAAATTAAATAGCCAATAGTTATTCCTGCTAACAGGTGTAATAATCGGTAGTAGTTTTCGTAATTCATTCTTCCTCGTTTACTATTTCTAAATGTCCTTTAAATTCGTATCCAGTCAACCTGATGACACGCTCAATGTAGAAGAGCAACTCCTCCAAATCAACATCCTCGTGTTCGAACTCATAGGTCGACTTGTGTCCGTATTGGGTGATTTCTATTTTCATTGTTGTTGCTTTAGTTAGTTCTTCTAATCTCTGCTCTAATTCTGTGATATACCTTAACACACTAATTGGTGTTGTCATATAATCTTCTTCAGCATTTTGCTTGAAGTAATCTAAGTCTTTTTCTTTCATTGTTTTTTGTTTAAGTAATTCAATTGCTTTTTGGAATCCTTGTTTAAATCCATAAATGGTATCTAATTTTTGAGTTTCTGAAGTTGTGTTTTCACCATAACTATTATATGTATGTTTAATACTATCTTTAGCAAACTTGTCAACAACAACACTTTCTAAAAATTCTAATGCTTCTTTCATTGCTCTTTGTTTTTGAAAAATTTAATAACTACGACTACTCCTAAAACAAAAATTACACCGTAATATATTATATAAAATGTATTCATTGTTCTTGTTGTTTAGTTAGTTCGTGTTTTACTTGTTCCCAATAATATGTATCTTCAACCCACATAAAATTTCCACCCCTATCTGAACCTTCAGAACAAGGATTTGATTTTAGTATCTCATCAACTACTTTTGGTGCAAGTTCTTTACCAAAGGTTGATATCAACTCATTTGCCTTTTCTTTTACTGATTTCATTGTTATTCTTATTTAAATGTTGTTTTTTTGTGGCCCAATAAATTATTCCAAGTACATAAATTTCTACCAATACAAAAATAGTTGTGCCAATTATTTCTAATATAAATTTCATTGTTCTTGTTGTTTAGATTGATATTTCTTTTTAGCTGATTCATAACCCTCTATAAAACCTGCTCGGCAAGCCCAATATTGTTCTTGTGAAGTGAAACTACCTTCAACTTTTTCAAATTCCTCAGTTGCTTCTTCAAGTCCAACTTGTATTTTATTAATTATATTCAAAGGTGCTATTTTATTCATTGTTCTTGTTGTTTATTTATTTCTTATTTTACCAATCTCATATGCAATTAACCACAATGGTATTGCTATAATAAGTGCGTTTATTGTTTCCATTACTCTTGTTGTTTATTAATAATTTTCTTAAATATTTCTTCAATATACTCCTTTTCTTCTTTAGAGTCAAACCCATTTAATACTACTACCCAATAATATATTGCAAATGATAAAGCTACAATACCTATAATAACTAATAGTGATAATACTACTACTGTTTTCATTGTTCTTGTTGTTTAAAGGTTTTAGTTTCTTGAACCATATGTAAAGCAAGTGTCATATACTGCTTGACTTGTTCGTCCGTGTTTTTCTCGCTATCCCATTGTAAATCTCTAATATGTTCGAATGTATCGCAACTTGAACACGAACCATAGTCAACTTCCGTAAAAATATAGTCGTTTAAATTCGGTTGATAGTCATTACTGCAAAGTATAAATATTAAATTACCTTGATAGTGGCCATCGTCAATAACTTTAAAGCGTTCCCATTTCCATTCGTCACCATATCCATTAGGTTTAGTTACTACCAATTCAAATAGCTTCTTATAAATATCTTCGTAGTTAATTGGTTGGTTTTCTTTTAACCATTCTTCTAATAGGTGCTTACGCTCATCCCATTGTTTTACAAATTCTTTTATCATTGGTCTTGTTTAAAGGTTTTTACTTCGTCTTTTAGTCGTTGGTATTCACTTAGTCTTTTAATCCATTTCAAGAAATCTTCTTCTGAGTTATTGTTTTTAGCTATATTACACATTTTGCAACAAGCTACAATATTATCATTTTCATATCCTTTTGAATTATCAACTCTATCAATTCCATTATAAGTTACATTATAATAAGATTTCCAAAATAAATTTGATGGTTCTATTCCGCAATAATGGCAATTAGATTTCATAATGTTTACTGCATAATCAAAGTCAATATTAAAATTTAAATTCCTTGACTTTGCGTTTTGCTTATATCTTGAAAAAACACTTCTATAACCACCATCTTGTTTTGCAATTTTATGTCTTGATTTTATAGAATTTTCAGCTGATTTTGTAGGTGTTAAACATCCGCAAGATTTCTTTTTGTCGCGAGTTAATGCTCCAGTATTTGCTTCAGTCATATTACCGCAATCGCATTTGCATAACCACATTCTTTTTTTGTAGTATTTGCTCTTATCTCCGTACACTCTACTTGGTAATTGTTCAACTACAACAAGCATATTATACCTCAATCCAGTTAAATCAAGTTGTTTTGCTCCCATCTTTTTGTATTCTGTTTATAGCTGCTTCGCAATATAATGCCCAATCCATAGCCTCAGCTTGTGCTTCTTTTAACCAATCTATTAGTTCATAATCTGTTCGTGTTAACATTGTACCATACTTCTCTATTCCTCGTTGTGAGCGGTCATAAAACTTGCTCATTACTTTTAGGACAATCGGGTCTTCTACTTGTTGGTTCATAGGAATTTCATTAAGGCATTGTAATACTCACGGCAAAGCTCTATCTTCTCTTTGATTTGGTCGATTACTGCTTCGTCTTTTTGTACGTAGAATACTTTTACTCTGCGGTTCTTTGGTATTTGACTGAACTCGTGTTTGCGTAGAATCTCCTCACGCAAGTCGTAGTCCTCATCAATTTTGTGTAGTTTCCAATGCGCACGTCTGATTTCGTCCTCTACCATATCAATCGGAGTATCAACAAGGCAGTAGCAAAGCATTGACTGCTGCTTGCCAGTTAGCCACATATAACCTTGCAATTGATAGAAGTAGTCTTTGTTAGGTATTTCGGTATCGAAAAACGGAAAGGTAGTAGCATCCCAACTTGATTTCACGTCAAGCAATACATCCTCCGTGTTTACGTCAGGTGTTCCCTTAATCCAATCGTTCTCAAAGTACTCTTCGTTCTTGTAGATAAATTTGACGTCTAACACATCATTGACAAGCGAGATAGATAAATCCTCAACTGCATTACCTTTGTCCGTGTAACGGCTTGAAAAGTCCTTACGGATGCCGTATTTCTCTTCTAATACAAGTTCATGGATGTAAGTTTTAGCAGTTTGGCTTAGTAGTTCGCCTTTAGAGCGCGAGTTTGCCATTATTTTCCCTATGGCAGAACATCGAATCTTGAGAGCTTTCATAGTGCGTTGAGCATATCGATTTGACCTTCAGTTAATGCAAAGGATGATTCGAGTTTTTCTCGTGTGTATTCTCCTTTGGCGATGGCTTGTACTGCTGCGCTGAATCGCTTTTGGTCAATTTCAGGTAGTTTCTTCTCCGTCTTTACTTGCTCACCTGATGCATCCGTGTCTTTGTCCGTTACTAAACCAAGTGCAGAACTTAAAGCATATCTGCGGTAGTACGTTACTCCTGAACCAAAACCTTGATAGTCATTCATACCCTTAAGCTGAACATAAGGAATCATACAAACTGATTCCATAAACTCACCGCTTTCGTGGAAGATAACC